GGCTGCTCATGTAAGATGATGGTGCTCCCAAGCACCATGACGATCCTAAACGTCCTGAACACCACACAACCCTGAGGCAAAGGCTGTTGCGATGTAGGAACAGTAAGGGAAAGTCACCGAGCTAACAAAACGATCGTAGAATTCAGAGTAACTGAAAGGCACATCAAGGTTTGGCAAGGTTATTGGACCCAGACCCACTATCCTATCTATGTCTTTTTCAATCAGTAACTGCTCTGCTACGCACACTCCGTATGTCTCCTCGTAGAACAATCTGGTTTCCATATTGGGTTCCTTTATCTCTATCTTCGATAACAACGCATTCATCAACCGTTGGCGTGAAAAAGAATCCATGCCGCTGGTGAGCTTGTCTAAGGAACCGAGGTTTGCGCCCTGTGTTTCATGGAGCATCTTGGTGGCGAATTTCCACAGTATAGGACACTGCGGGTTTTCATAACCTATGCTCATGGCTTTTGATCGGATGAGTCTTTTTCTAAGCTTCAGGCCCGCGCCATCATACTTAGGATCAGCCCAACCAAATTTGGCAATGGTTAGGAGGGCATCTCTGATGACGACACCCTGCTCATCAAACACAAGTCCACAAAAACTCGATTGACCGGGATGATCAATCCAATCAATCTTGATCTTAAAGCCCAACTTAAGGGCCTCTGCTTCAACGTCCACGAAGCAGTCTGTTGATCCAACATTGTCATCTCCCTCCAAAAAGAAGTCGATTAAATGAGCACCGAACAATAATTTGACCAAGATATAATTTGAAAACCCATTGAAGCATGAAGTGAACATTTCACCAGACATTCTGGTCGCTTCAATGATACATTTGAAGAGGAAATTCTTTAACTTATTCCTCCCACTCACCACATTCTTCAGAACGTGGTCAACAAAATCCTGAACTCGCTGATTATGTCTTACAACATAATCAAGCAGCTTGAACTCTACATGCTCCATCCACTCCTTTTGAAAAGAACATTCAAAAGAAGTGTAATCAATAACAAAATAGCGATTG